CTGTTAAGTTTGTTAACTCTGTAGAAGTAGGACAAGCATTTGAAGGAATTAACTTCATAGACAAAGTGTCTAAAATAACACCATTACTTAAAGTTCCTGCTGTTGGATTTGTTAATATACGTGATACGGTTGTATCTAATAACAACTCGGAATAAATATCTGTAGGTAAGATAACAACTTTCATCATATCTTCTGGAACGTTTGCATTCATAAATCCTTCCCAGATTTTTGTTAACATTTTGTAGTTTCCTGTTGTTCCTTCAGCACCAACTGCGTTAGCATCAATACCAGCATCATTGAAAGTTACTAACATCATTTGCTTTTCAATAGCAAAACCGTGGTTACGAGCTGCACTCATAATTGTAGCTTGCTTTGGGTCAACGTTAGCTAAAGCTAAATCTCCTTCGTTAATACCGAAACTAGATTGAGCAATGTAGTCTAAAGTTAAAGAAACATTGGTTAATGTTTGCTTTGGGTAAGTTACTGCTCCGCCTGTTGCAGAAACTATGTTAGTTGTTACAGTTGGTACAACTGGAATAGAAATTGTTGCTCCTTGTCCATAAGTACCTGTAGCCCCTAAAAATTGAGTATCGGACTTCAAGAATTGAGCCAATACATTTCTTCCAACTAAATTAGTTAAAAGATTTTGTGCTAAAAGGGTTGTTTTAGCTTGTGCAATACTTGCATCTGTTGTGATAGCCATATAATATAATTATTTTGCTTTACTAATTACTTCAGATATTTCCTTTTGGTATTTCATATATTCAGCATTATTGCCAGAATTTACGATTTCCATAGCTCTATCTAAAGTCATTCCACCAGTTGAATTGCTGTTGGTGATTCCAGCTCCTATATTTCCAGCAGGCTTTGCAGGCTCTGTTGAAAAGAATTCAGGATAAGTCGCCTTGGCATCTATAATCACTTGTTCAAGATTATTTCCTGTGTCTGTAAATTGTAAATTAGACTTAATGATATTTTCTATTACTGTGGAATATTTAGGATTTACTTGAGAATTATAAAGAGCTTCTTTAACTGCAACGTTTCGTTTTGTTTCAGAAATCTCTTTTTCTTTTGCCTCTAATAATTCCTTATATTTTCCTTCTTCTTTAAGTTTTGCTTCTTTGTCTTTTTCAGCTTTATTTTCATACTGTGCAAGTTTAGATTTGTATTCTTCTGCTTGCTTTTCTGCTGTTTCAGCCTTTTGACGAAGTGCTTTAAAGTTATCTGCCTGATTTACATCTGGTGTTTTTACAGCCCCAGCGTCTGAATTATCTACAGGTTGGTTAGCGTTAGCTTGACCTTGACCTTGTGTATCTTCTGCCATAACAATTATTGTTTTTATTACAAGACTATAATTGGAAAGTCTTGAATATCTTAATTACAGCCGATTAATTATTTGTTGTCAAATCTATTGCTGTTCAAGAAAAGCTTTGATATACAAATCAGGCATTACATTTTCAATTACTCTGTATTCCGCTCCAGGAAATAACTTACGTCTTTTAGAAGGGAATAAGTCGTGAGTATGGATATGATAAGTACCCTTTGCATAGTGGTTATGTTGAGTTCCAACTTGAACACAATGTAATGATTGATTTTTAAAACTGTTTATAAATTCCTCATTAGGGTTTTTGTAAAATGAACTGTCAATACTTGCTTTGTTTATTCTTGGGTGAACATCGTGATATTTTGTGTCACCAAATCTTGTATAAGCTAATGGATCGTCTAAAAAGATATTAGGTGCAAAAGCGTGCCAACATTCAACCCATATTCTATCTTTGCCTTGACTTTGTGCTTGTCTAATAATGTTTATTGTTGAATCGGTGAAAAACTCATCACTATCACATTGAATAAGCCAATCTGCACCTGTTTCTTTTGCTTTGCCAATTGCAAAATTTCTTGCATCTATCTCATTAAATCCTCCCTCTTTAAAAGATGTATCGAATCCATCTCCAAAATATTCATCATACCAATAAACTTTTGAATTACCGTTAAAAGGCATTAAGACCTTGTCTTTTCCTGTCCAAACGATAACAATTTTATCTACCCAGTTATAACTTGACATCTGCTGTACGCTTCGTGTCAAATGTTCTAATTCATTACTTATATACCAAACGCAAATCATACTATATTTTATTGCTTAATAAATATGTTCCAATTGTTTTATTTCTTTCAAAGTCAATAATGTTATTGAAACTCTTTTTTACTTCTTTGTGTGTCCAGTCGTCTTTAACGTGTCTTTCGTAAGGATTGCCTTCGTATTCATCTTGTGGATACTTAATGATCGGAATTGATATGAATACATATTTGCTATGAATAACCGCCTTTTCAACTATTCTTTGAGCGTCTTCTTTGCATACGTGTTCAAGAATATCACCAAAAAACACAACATCATAATCTTTTATTTTCCAGTCAAAATTTCTAATATCCTGTATATGAATAAAGTCATATTTATCATTTAGCTTGAACTGTTCAATGTACCGTGGAAATACTTCAACCGCTTCCCAATACCCGCCTAACATTGTCTTGTAATTGACTGAATATGTTCCTGAACCTGCTCCAACGTCCAGAATATTCATATTTTGAGAGGCTATTGATAATAGTTTCTCTTTTATCCATTGTTTCCCTTCTTCTGAAGAATATGGCATATAAACAGTTTATACTACACAAAATAAAAGTAGTCAAACAACTACTTCTTTTTTGTATAACCTGCGTTTTCTGCTTCCTGTTCTGTTGCAAAATACTCATAAGAACAACGACAACCGAAATCATACCAAGGTCTGTAAGATGAGGCTAACCAGTATCTTCTGTGGTTAGTTTGGTGAGTTCTTCTTACTCTTTCATCGTTTCTTGTAATAGCACCAACCCAAGGTTTACCGTCTGTTTTGGCTAACAAATAGGTTAAAGCTAATGCTGCACCAATAGTACCGTTTTTAATCGTTTCATTTCTTCTATTATTAAACTCGTCAACTTGTTGTTGAGCATAAGCTGTTGCTTGTTGTTGGTTCATCTTTTGAGCTTTTATTTCCAGTAATATATTCTCTTCAAGATTTGCTAATTCTATGTTTGTAGTGTTGTTTATACCTTTGTAATCAGCGTAATTCTCTCCAAACGCCTCTTGCATATCTTCAATGGTTTCCTTGTTGAAGTCGTTTAAGAACTGCTCTCTCCAGCCAAAGTAAGAAATCAAAATGAACAAAGCTATAAACTCCTGAACGTTATCAGGAGCTGTTTCAATAGTATAATCTGTGCCATAATTGTCATTATAAGCATTGATTGATTCTTCTGAATAAGATAATACTAGATTTTGTATTTCTTCTGGTGTCATATTATAATTGAGCTGTTGTATCAATGTTTGCTGTTGATTTAGCTAGTAAGCGATCAACAACTGTTGATTTAGGTTGGGCTGGTTGGCTTGCAACTGTAGTTGCTTTAATCTCTTGCATAATAGTTTCAGCACCGCTTGAATCTGTATCATTTAAAGTCATTATAGCCTCTTTTTGACTAGCAAAACCTGCTTGAACTGCTTGAATATAATAATTCAAAATTTCTGATTCGTCATTGATTATTCCATCTTTAAAATTGACTGTTGGTAATTCAAGAACTGTGCTTTTATCAATTAAACCGTTATCTTTAGCTAATTGTAGCATTGTATAACAGATATAAGGCAACTGCTCTGCTAACTCTTGTTTAGTGCGTTCAACTGCATTCAAAGTTAAAGTCATCAAACGCTTGTAAGCAACTCCAGTTTTAGCTCCTGTGCTAATAGAAGGGTTGTAAAATACTTCGCTAATATCAAACTCACTCATCAATGAACTGATTAACTTCTCTCTCTCATCTTGTATCTGCTTTATATCAAACGGATTAGATAAGAATTCATTTTTTGCAGAAGGATCTGCAGGAAAAACAGTATTCTCAAATATCTTTTTTGTTTCAATATTCTCAAGTAAGGAAACTTGAAAAGGACTATCAATAACATCTCTCCAGCTATTTATTCCCTCTAGCATATTCAAGCCACTTTGCTCATTGCCTCCTGTACTATCACTTGCAACCCTTGATTTAATCTGTTTAATTGCTTTTAATGCTTTCTCACTTAAAGACATTGGAGGGTTTGAGTTTCTGAATAATACAAACTTTGCAAAGGTTGAATAACCATTAATTGCTTTGATTTTAGATATTGCTGATTGTGTTAAATCTGATTTACCAAAAAAACAGTCTGTTCCTCTATTGTTTTGGAAAAAGTAAACCAATGGGTAATCAGCACCTGTTTCATAAATGTAAGTTAAACCGTCAACAGAACTCACTAGAACATCGTTTAAGAAGTCAAACTTATCCAGAGGATTAATCTGCACATATTTATTGTCAACCTCTTTATACGCTGTATAAATAATCTGTGATTTCTTGTAAGTTTCTAAAAGGTAATATTCAACTTTCTTTCCGTTTTCATCTTTCTCTTCAATTTCGTATAAAATTGTTTGTTGCTCTGGATATTTAGAATAGTTAAAATCATAATATTTAGGAAACCAAATTTTAGGGTCAACATTATAAATTGCTAACTTCTTATCATCTTTAAGATTGCTGAATTCGTTATCGTCTATTGCAATCTTAATAACAGAATCACCTAAAAAGAACTTGCTTTTTGTTGCAATTTTCATCTTCTTGTTAAACATTGAAGAATCTCTCAACTTGTTAAATTCTTCTTGAGTTTGTTCATTCTCAAAGCTAATAACAGGAGGTTCTAACCAGATTAAATCTGTCTTAATGTTTACAGCGGATGTCAATAATTGATAACTAATATAATCCTCTTTTGTGAAAACAAATGGATAAATATTGAAGTTAAACACCTTATAAGCATCGCCATTGTAAATATCAAGATACTGTCCATATCCAACAAGTCTCTCGGCTTTTTTGTCAATGTATTTCGGAAAATTATTTTCTGCCATATCTTAATAATTATTAATCTTTTTAATAGTTTTGTCAATTTTAACACCTCTTGGCTATGTATTCCATATTTGCCAAACAAATTAAATCACTAAAAAGCAAGTCATCGTGGCAACCTTTTTGAGCCTCATATCTACCCTCTTCTAATCGTTTAGGGTCTTGGGTATAAATGAAAGATTTTGCCTCTTCAACTTCGTCATCATTACAAATTTCTACCAAATTATCAGCAAAAGCATAAGCAAAATCGTTTATAATCTTTGTTCTATTTTTACTTGTTGTTTTCCAGCCATAAGGTGGCAATCGTGGGTCAAGTTGTTTGTCTTGGTCATCGTCAAACCTCTTGTAAATTAGTTCGCTTGGGTATCTCTCAAGCAAGTAGTCTAAACTTGTAATACCCTCAAAGTTGACTTCTGGTGCAATTATAACTTTGCTACCAAACTGTGAGTAAATCTGTGCTACTTTTAAAGCTAAAACATTAGTTTCTTTTACTCCAACTCTACCTTTGAACTGTGCGACTAAAGGATAACGAAACTCTTTGTCTCCGTAAAAATCTCTAATCGTAATTGCTGAATAGTCTCCTTTATCTCCAATTCCATTCGCATAGTCAATACCCATTGAATATAGCCAATTTTGTTTTACATCTCTAAAGAATTTGACACCACCGAAAATCTTAATAGGTTGTTTTGGTGCTATTTGTAGAAGTTTCTTAATATCAAATTTGTGTGGTAAGTTCAAAATCCCCCATTCTCCTAAAGCATAAATTCTCCATTGATTTTCATCAATTGATTTTAGTTTATCCAAAGTTGCCTTGTAATGTTCATCAATAAATTTGTTGTCCAGGTAAGTTGTTTTACAAATCACTGTGGATTCGTCAGGTGCATTGTGGAAGACTTTTTTTATCCAATGCCCCTCATCTATTGGATTGTAAGAAAAAATTATTTGACAGTGCTTGTAGCCTCTCAAACGTCTATCTAGTTCCAAGTAGTCTTCCAGTTCTAGCTCTGTAGCTTCTTCACACCAAATTTTCTCAAATCCTGCAATACTTTTAATTTTTTCAGGATCGTCTAAACCTGTAAAAACAAATTTACTACCTGTTTTTCTGTTTATAATTTCCATTGGTTGCTTTAAAGTTTCAAAATATTCGTCTAGTTTCCATTGGTGAATAATTGATTTAACCAGCTTGTAAACCGATTCTTTCAAGGTTCTTTCAACCTTTCTAACAACCAAACAATCCGATTCTCTTGTAAAACTTTCTAAAATTAAACGCTGTGCAACAAAAACTGATTTTCCGCTTCCAGAACCTCCGTAAAAGTGCAAGTAACGTTTCATCTCGTAAAGAAACGGAAAGTAAGCATCATTAAAAACTCTTCTCTTAATCTCCAGTTTCATCTTGAATATCAATTATAATTTTTTCTTCTGACTTTATATTTTGGTCAACTTCAGTCTTGTCTTTCCAACCGTAATTGTTCTTTAAATTAAAGATTGAAAAGACTGGATTTAATTTGCCTGTCATAGCTCCAAACTCAATTGCACTCTCACATTTCTGTAGTGCTTTTTTTATCGAGTAGGAATAATCATCTTTTTCTTTGTAATCAACTAAAACACTTCTAAAAGTCTCTAAATGAACTGCTAACCCTGTAACAGTCGGTATTATATCATCTAACTCACACTTTACAAAGTATGCGTCAATCTTCTTTTCAAAGTCTTTTGGATCTGGAAATTTTAGAGGCTTTCCAAAAACGTAGCCTTTTTGTTTAGTAATCTTCTTCTTTTTTTCTTTTGGCATAATGAATTTTTTAAAACTTAATGTTTATAAGCTTACTTTTGCTTTCTTTCCTAGCTTTTTTAATACTCGCAATAAACTCTTTTGCTTGTTCTAAAGAAGTAATATGAGGATATTCATATCCATTAATTTTAAATAAATCTAAACTAAATTCTTCCTCTACTCCTCTTAAAAAGAAATCTCTATTTAAACTTCTATCAACATTTCCTTTGAATTCTAGAGATTTATCTGGACTTGAGGTTAACGATTCTATCTTGTAAAGAGAACCTCTATAAAAAAATCTTAACTCTTTTATTAAAAAAAGTTCTCTTTTTCCCACTGGGGAAATTGTTCTAAAAATAAAAAACATATACCCATTTATCTCATAAGTGTTAAAAGTTGTCAAAAAGCTACATAAATTTACTTGTGCATAACTTGCCTAACTCCTTTTTTGCTTCCTGAAAAGATACGTTAAAAAGTCTTTCATATAAATGAATAACATCGCCACCCTCACCTAGACTAAAATCGTACCAACTGTTTGTTTCTTTATAAACCCAAAACGATGGTGTTGCTTCTTTTTCTGTTTTAAGCGGACTGCTAAAAAGCAATCTACCAACTGACTTTAAGACAACTTCTTGCTGAATAATATCCTCACACTTCACAAATCTGTTTATAGTTTCGCAAGTCACATCATCTTTATATCCCTTGTTTTCAATGTAGTGTGCCTCTATAAACTTAATACTTCCATTTTTAGACACTTTTAACTTCTCGTAATAAACAATAACGTTTTGTAGTAAATCTCTCTCCACGTTGGACAAGGTGCGTTCTAGGACGCCTTTAACAATTACAATGTTA